CGTGGCTGGTAGGTGGCAGTATTACTAAGGCTATGACTGAGAAGCAGAAGAATATGCTTAGAATGGCTAAGATGGAGATGAAGGAAGAATATGGCAGCAGCATGGACGAAGAAGACGGGGAAGAATCCTAAAGGTGGATTAAACGAGAAGGGGCGCAAGTCTTACGAGGCTGAGAACCCCGGCTCTAACCTGAAGGCTCCTGTTAAGTCTGGAGACAATCCTAGAAGGGCTAGTTTCCTAGCTCGTATGGGCAATATGCCCGGTGCGGAGAAGAAGCCAAATGGTGAGCCTACTCGTTTGTTACTGTCTTTACGAGCATGGGGAGCCAGCAGCAAGGCCGATGCTAAACAAAAAGCCGCAGCCATCTCTGAACGAAACAAGAAAAAATGACTTGTTTAACTATATTCATTCCTACATTCAATCGGTTAGAAAAACTAAAAAAATGCCTAAATTGTATTAAAAATGATTTAGGCGTTAATAAAGATCGTGTTTGTGTAGTTGTTTCCAATAATGCGAGTACAGATGGGACAAAAGAATATTTAGACTCATTAGATTGGATATATGTACAGCATAACGATGAAAATTTAGGTTTTGCTGGAAATGTCATTAAAGCCTACAACTTGCAATTTAAGTCAAAATTTGTCTGGATTATTGGTGATGATGATTATGTAATTCCGGGAAGTATTGCAAATCTTGTATCAAAAACTGAGCAAGATGTAGATTTTATTTTTTGTAACACGATGGCATTTAATTCTGGTGAGGAAGATTTAATCTGGAAAAGTTACCCAAATATTCCTAAAGGTGAAATTAAAGGTAAATACGAGACAGAAATATTTACAACTTTTGAAAAATTGATTGATCCTAAAGTCGCTGACACGTTAATGGGCGAGTTAATGGTGTTATGTTTTAGGCAAGATGCTATTAAATGGTCTGGGAATTTGGATGATACTGATGAATTTGAGAATGAATGTAAGAAAGCTCAAGCACACAATGTTCCATTAATAGAGAGTTTTTCTAAAGATACAAAAGTTTTATATATCCCGACTCAAATGACTTTTAATTTTTGGGGATCGGCTGAATGGTTAAAGGATTATGACTATATGTTTCCGATGATTATTCTTTGGTTAATTAGAAAATATAGGAAATTTGTTGATGATAAGAAATACGGAGAGTTATTAAATTATTATTTTTTACTAATGTCTGGTAGTTTAAAACGTCAATTAAGTGGTGAAAGTAAGGCAAAGGCTTTTAACGAATCTTTTAATTTAATTTTGGCTGAAGAATATGCAATCTATCGTCATCTGTACGGTTAATAATCCCGGCGTAACTATATTGCTGGAGAGCATAAGAATCTATGCCCCTACGATGCCTGTATACCTATCTGGGAATAACATACAGCTTTGGCACAAGTCTAAGAACATTCTGCCTAACTTGGTCTGGAGGCCGAATCAGGCTGATAACTTCGGTGATGCTTACAATGTAGCTACAAGTTACGCCTTTGAACATGGCAAGTTTGACTCGGTAATCCTCAGTAATGATGATGTAGTCTTGAACCCCAATACGATTAAACTGCTAGCCCAAGATACGGAAATTCTGGAAGCTAACGACGTAAATTACGGATTCATTGGCGCAAGATCAGACTATGTATTGCATGACCAAAACATTAGGTTTCCTGTAGAGGAAGATAAACGAGCCGGGCTAATGTGGGAGAGCGAACAGTTCATAAAGCCTACAGGAGTCATAGCACCAATATTTGCTACCATTAGCAAGAAGGCATGGGACACGGCTAAGTTTCCAAGCACGAATTGGTATTCCGATAATATAATATGCTATGACCTGCAAATTGCGGGATTTGAGCATTTCGTATCTAGGGCTTATGTGCATCACGCAGGAAGCCAGACAATAGGCTATGACTACGATAAATGCCATGAGGAACCACGAGAGTGGATAAAGGCTAACAGGCCGGACGTATACGAGGCGATATATGGCTGACGGATTGTTGACAAGTGTATTAGGGAAAGCTAGTAATCAAAAACAAGAATCTAATCCTAATCTTGGTTTGCTTTTTAATAACACTTTTGCCAATTCTGAACAAGAAATTGCAAATAAAAAAAATATTGAGTTTTACTCTCCTAAACCCGGTTTAATTTTTGTTGGTCAAGAACACGGAGTTAAAGTAGATTTGCCATCTGATATTAAATCAGCAACTAATAAATATGGAGCATATTATGAGGGAACTGGCGGAGATAAATTGCCCGGTGTAACTTATAAAGGGTCATGGGATGATGCTGCGGCTAAAAGTGTTAAAGGTTATCCTGTTGAATTTTTGTATACTATTTTTACTAATACAGATGTCAATAAACAAAAAGAGGTATTGCCAAGCAATAGCACCATATTCGACAGTTTGTTAAAAAACCAAGACAAGTTTGGGTATTTTAAAAACAGAAAATTTGACCAAGCAACTTTGACCAAATTTCTAAAGTCAATGGGGACTGAGTTTTTACAAGAAAGCAAAAATATTGCCACTAAGGAAAATGTTGCGTCTTTTTTAGATCAAGGCGAAAACAAAATGTGGAATGCCGACAATACTACAGCACGACAAATGGCAAACAAAGCTAATGAATCTCGTCAACGTTGGCTGTTATCGCAACCTAGCGGGGTGTATTTTGTTGGGTCAGACCATTTGCAAGACTTAAAAAAAATGCAAAAGAAATAAGCATGACATCCAAAGGATAATGCAAGTGCAAATTAAACAAATAGCGGTTGAGAAACTCATCCCTTATGTCAGAAACAGCCGTACACATTCTGACGCTCAGGTAGCCCAAATAGCAGCCAGCATCAAAGAATTTGGCTGGACAAACCCAATATTAGTAGACGGAACCAACGGGATAATTGCCGGGCATGGCAGGTTATTGGCTGCAAGAAAGCTAGGCCAGACCGAGGTTCCAGTAATTGAGCTAGCGCATCTGACTGAAAGCCAGAAGAAGGCTTATGTTATTGCTGACAATCAATTAGCGATGAACGCAGGTTGGGATACCTCAATGCTGACACTAGAGCTTTCTGACCTGAAGGAAGTCGGGTTTAGCTTAGATATTCTTGGCTTTGATCCGAAAGAGCTGGATAACCTGCTTGAGCCTGAACAGGTAGATGGGTTGACGGACGAGGATGCTGTGCCTGAAGTGCCAGAGGAACCTAAAACTAAGCTAGGCGACATTTATCAGCTTGGTAATCACCGTTTAATGTGTGGGGATTGTAGGTCGTTTAATGATATGGAAAAATTACTAAATGGAAATTTAATTAATTTAGTTATTACGTCTCCTCCTTATGCATCTCAACGAGAATATGACGAAAAATCAAAATTTAAGCCTATATTGCCAGATGAATATGTAAATTGGTATGAGGAAGTTGCTGCAAATATCATGGCAAATTTAGCCAATGATGGAAGTTATTTTTGCAATATTAAGCCAAATGCTGAAGGGTTAAAACGTGAGTTATATGTTTTTGATTTAGTTCTGGCTCATGTAAGGAAATGGGGTTGGAATTTTGCTGATGAGTTTTGTTGGGAAAGATCAGGAATACCACAACAAGTTGCTAGAAGATTTAAAAATCAATTTGAGCCAATTTATCATTTTACTAAGAATGAATGGAAATTTAGACCAGAATCGGTAATGCACGAATCAAAATCAGTACCAAAAGCTAGAGGAAAGGGTGCTGGTGATACAAATGCAGCTAAAAGACAAGGAAAAATGTCTGCTGTTGAAGGAAATCAAATATCAATTGGAATGGCATATCCCGGTAATAGGCTTCCTACATTTCAATCTGAGGCTTTAGGACATCCAGCAGCATATCCTGTTGGGTTGCCTGAATTTTTTATTAAGGCATATACTGATTCAAAAGATATAGTCTTTGATCCATTTATGGGTAGCGGATCAACTTTAATTGCAGCAGAAAAACTTGAAAGATATGCTTGTGGAATGGAAATAAGTCCCAGTTATGTTGACTTAATAATAAAAAGATGGGAAAACTTTACCGGAAAACAAGCAGAGTTATTAACGAATGATTAACATTTCCCCTTAATAAAATGAATGAACATATTGCAACAGAGGAAAACAAGCGATTAGTCGAAACATCGGCTGGATTAGGCTTGCCTCATGAACAAATAGGAGCGCTTATCGGCATAGATGATAAGACGCTGCGTAAGCATTACCGAGTTGAGCTTGATTTGGGTAAGGCTAAGGCAAGCGCACAGATAGCTAAGACGCTGTTTAACAAGGCGCAATCAGGTGATACGACTGCTTTGATCTGGTGGACTAAGGCTCAGATGAAGTGGGCTGAGACACAGAAGCAGGAATTGTCTGGGCCAGACGGTGGCGCTCAAATACATCAAGTTACATGGCAGAAGTAATCGAAATCGCTTACAAGCCAAGGGAACAGCAGCTAAAGATCCATGAGGCAGTAGATAACCACAGGTTTACGGTAGTAGTGGCTCATCGTCGTATGGGCAAGACTGTAAGCGCTATCAACCATCTGATAAAGGCCGCAATTGAGTGCAAGAAACCTAACCCTAGATTTGCTTACATTGCTCCTACTTACGCTCAGTCTAAGCGTGTTGCATGGGATTACTTACTTGAGTTTACTCGTCCATTGGGTGCTACGGCTAATATTTCTGAGCTTCGCGTGGACTTTTGGGGGCGTAGAATTAGTCTTTACGGTTCTGATAACGCCGATTCGCTCAGGGGCCAATATTTTGACGGAGTGGTGCTTGACGAGATTGGGGATCAAAACCCAAAGATCTGGAACGAGGTCATCAGGCCAGCGCTAGCAGATAGGAACTCAGACGATGCTCCTACGTGGTGTTTATTCGTAGGAACGCCGAAAGGTAGGAATCACTTTGCTTCTTTTAGGGATAGGGCTAAGGAAGCAGATGGTTGGGCACTACTTGAGTTCAGAGCCAGCGAGACAGGTATCCTCAGCGACAAAGAACTCTGGGGCGCTCGTAAGGAAATGGGCGAAGACAAGTACGCTCAGGAGTTTGAGTGTTCCTTTAACGCAGCGGTTGAGGGTAGTTATTATGGTCAGATTGTTAACGATCTCGAAGCCAAGTCTAGGATCACGACTATTGACCGGGATGACCTTTGCAAGTCTTTTGTTGCTTGGGATCTCGGTATGGGCGATTCTACTTGCCTCTGGGTTTGCCAAATTGCTGGCAAAGAAGTGCGGCTTATCGATTGCGTCGAGAATCACGGAGTCGGTCTGGATTGGTATGTATCGTGGCTCAGGGACAATAAGTACGAAAGCTTTGCACAGATACTCCCGCACGATGTGGAGGTAAGAGAACTAGGCACAGGACGTAGCCGTAAGGAAGTTTTGCAAGAGGCTGGCTTAGAGATCACGGTTGCTCCAAGGCTGTCTATAGCTGACGGTATTCAGGCTGTTAGACGCTTGCTTCCACGTTGCTGGTTTGACCACAAGACTAAGCCGGGACTAGACGCTATACGCAACTACCGTAGGGAATACAACGAGAAGCAGCAGGTGTTCTACGATAAGCCGCTACATGATTGGTCTAGCCACTACTCAGATGCCTTCAGATACTTGGCAATTGGTCTTGACGAGAGCGATGATTCGTGGTCTTCCGAGTTGCCTATTAACGCTAAATGGGTTGTATAATAAGCAAAATTCCTGTAAGGGCTTGCTATGAAGATGGATGAAGGCCAGATCAAAGGCATTATTGAATCCGAGATAGATGATTCTATCGGGTACATTGAGACAGAGACCATTGAGGAGCGTCGTAGAGCGCTTGATTACTATCTCCGTAATCCCTATGGTAACGAGGTAGAAGGTCGCAGCCAGATCGTCACTGGTGAGGTAGCAGAGGCTATCGATGGCGCATTGCCACAACTTATCCGTGTCTTTACGACAACAGAGGATATTGTCTACTTTGAGCCACGTTCAGAGAACGATGAGGAATCGGCTAAACAAGCTACGGACTATTGCAACTGGGTGTTCTATCGTGAGAACGAAGGTCTGCTGATCCTGCATAACTGGTTTAAGGATGCGCTGCTTCAGAAGGTCGGCATTGTTAAGTCGTACTGGGATGCCAAGGAAGACGTTACTAAAGAGAAATACAAGAACCTGACTGAAGATGAGTTGGCTCTGCTGCTGTCTGATGAGTCGCTTGAGGTTGTCCGTCAGAAGATAGAGATGATCCCGGCCGGTACAGATATGATGGGTATGCCTATCGAGGCTCCGTCCTACGATGTTACGGTTAAGCGGGTTAATAAGTACGGTTGCGTAAAGATTGAGAATGTTCCACCTGAAGAATTCCTAGTTTCCAAAGCAGCAAGAAACATTGAGGACGCTCCTTTTGTAGCTCATCGTAAGCTCATGCAAAGGTCGGAATTGATTGCAATGGGCTACGATAAAGACATCGTAGATGAGCTACCTTCTTATGACGATCTGAGTTTCTCTGCCGAGCGTATTGCTCGCTTTGATAACGGAGAGCAGCCAGATCAAACTCAATCCCTTGATACGTCGATGCAGACGGTTGAGGTATACGAGTGCTATATACGCATTGACGAGAACGGTGACGGTATCGCTGAGTTGCGTAGGATTGTGTACTGCGGAAATGAGATCCTAGAAGATGAAGATTGTGACTACATTCCATTCCATAGCATCTGCCCTATCCCTATTCCTCATAAGTTTTTTGGTCAATCGCTGGCAGATAGGACTATGGACATCCAGCTTATCAAGTCCACTATTACTCGTCAGTCTCTCGATAATCTCTACCTAACGAATAATAATCGGGTTGGCGCTGTTGATGGTCAGGTGAACCTAGATGACCTGCTTAACGCTACTCCCGGCGGTATTGTCCGTCTGAAGAACCCTAACGCTCTGGTTCCGCTTGTTGTTCAGTCTACGTTTGGTCAGGCTATGCCGATGCTGGAGTACATGGACTCGGTACAGGCCAAGCGCACAGGTGTTAATGACGCGCAACAGGGTCTTGATCCAGATATTCTGTCTAACGTAACAGCGGCTGCTGTGGCTGCAATGGTCAAGTCTAGCTCCGGTAAGCTGGAGTTGATTGCCCGTATCTTTGCTGAGACTGGTGTTAAGAGCCTGTTTAAGGGCATTCTGTATCTGTTGGGCAAGTACCAAGATAAGCCTAAGATTGTCCGTATGCGTGGCAAGTACGTTCAGTTTGATCCTCGCACATG